CGATCGAGAACTGGTTCACTGCGAGCGATGTCGTCTCGTGCTTCAGCGTGATCGTGAACGCTGACACATTGATCAGAAGCAACCGTCGACCTGGACCGGCCTCGATTCCGGTGAGGTTGTATGCGCCGTCGGAGTCGATGCGGACAATCGAGTATCCGCCGAAGTCGGCGTCGTCCGTGTTGGCCGTCATCGCGTGCTCGAGGTGCGAGAAGCTCACCATCTCGGTCAGTTCGTTGCCGTCACGCGACACGGGTCCGGTCGTGAGATAGTCGACGATCATCCGAAGATGCTCCTCGATGTTGCCCAGGTAGAATGCGGGCGGCTTCTGAGCTCCGACGACTCGACTCATTTCTTCCCAAGCCTCCCCGCCTTGAAGTCGAATCCAACGCAGTCACGGACGGGCCCCACGTAGACAAAGGCTCCCTCGTGATACCGGCCGACGGCGCGCTGCGGACAGACACCGCTAGGTTTCATCTCCGAGAACGACCATGAAGTCCGAGGCCCGCCTGGCTGAACTCGCGCGAGCACTCCGGCTCCGATGGCGACGTTGCTCAGATCCTCTGCGATATAGGACGGCCGAAGCATGCGGATCATCCCGCGCCGGCCTTCGGGTAGTTCGAACTTCCCGGTGTGGATTGTCGACCAGTCGCCGCCGATGCCGCTGTACGACCGGATCAGGTTGTCCGTGTTGAAGTAGGAGAGGACGATGTCCTGGCCGGCGCCGGCGCCGAGCTCGTCCATGTTCTGATCAGCAAGCCCTGTCGGGAGAGCCACGTCCATGTCCAGCGAGGAATAGGTGGCGCCGTCCATACTCAGATCAGTGATGCGCGGCTCCATCGCGAACACGCGCTGGTTGCTCTCGCCCGAGTGCCAGAACTGCTTCAGGTCGTAGTTGTACCCGATGAGCGTGTTGTAGTTTCCGAAGACGATGTCGCCAGCGGTCATCGGGATGGACCACACTACGGAGTGCAACCGCGGCAGGTGAGCGACGGAGCAGTGCGCGTCGGCTCTCGACCAGTCGATTTCGTTTAGAACGGTACGGTCGATCTTTTCGAATCCGATCGTCTGCGTCTGCGCTCCGTTAAAGATCATGAAGCCTTCACGCGACAAGAAGTAGACGAAGTTCCCGACGGCGATCGCCGCGTTGGGAACGACAGCGCCGCGCTTGTTGTCGATCTTGCGGAACGTCCAGAACTTCGGGGCGCCGACCTGGTCGGCTCGCCACACCTGCTTCTGGCGAAAGACTGCGGTGTACTCGGCCGCATCGACGATCTGAACCACCGGGCCACCGTCGCCCTCGAGGATCTGGAAGTCCGACTGCTTGTTGATCGCGTCGGCCGTGGCGATCGTCGGCCAGTCCGTCGGGTCGCCGATCGCGGACCAGTGCAGGGCGCCTTCGCCTTCTGCTCCGCTACCGATGTTGTTGCCGCGCGCCTCGAGGTTGCCGGCCATCAGGAACTCTTTCGCGGTAGCGATCGTGCCGGCGAACGGTGCGTGCGCGCTTATATCGGCGAACGTGCCGCCAGGAGAAGCGGCTCGCTGAATCGGGTCGTTCTTGTTGGTGGCGTAGACGGCGTCACCGTAGACATCGAACTCCCAATGGTCGACGGGCCCGAGCGTGTAGTCGCCGACCTTCGATCGGTCAGTCCATGTGAACGAGCCCGACTCCTGGTAGATCTTGTCGTCGGTCGCCGCGAAGAAGAACGCCTCGCCATCCTGCGTTCGACCGATGAACACGCCGCGCGCTTCGCCGAAGAGCGCCTCGATCTCCGACGTTTCGCGCTTTGGTAGCGGCTGCCATCCGGCCATGGACGGGCTCATGTGGTTGACGTAGAGCAGGCCGGGCGTCTTCACCTGGCGCTGGTCGGGCAGCCATTCTCCGAACTCGACATCCGGCATCAGTACCTCGTGTTGACCTTCCCGTCGTTGAATCCGGAGCGCGGCCTTGCCTCGCCGAAGGGTCGACCCCGGCCGCGAACGTCCAGGCTGATGAGACTGTCTTTCGCTTGCTTATACATCTGCGCCCACACCTGCAGTCGCTCGTCGTCGATCAGATACGGCTGCGCCTCGAGCAGTGACGCATAGAGATAGACATCGGGCGCCAGGTCGAGCAGCCAGTTTGTCGGGTTGTTAGTCGAGAGCTTCGGGACCATCTGGCGGTAGTACATCTGGAACGGATACGTGCCGGCATCGACACCGGTCGGGTCTGGAGCGAAGAACAAGGACGAACCGATGATTGTGTAGAGACGCGGAATGCCCGATAGCGACGAGACACTCGAGGAGAAGAACAGGTGCTGCGGTCTCGGCTTCGCCAGCAGCCACGGCGAGTGCGACGTGAGGTAGAGCGATCGCAGCTCGAGGAAGTCCACGGGCAGCGGGACCTCTTGCTGGTCGATGTCCCCTTCGAAGATAGTTTCCATCCATCGCACCGAGAGCTCGCGATCGAACCGCGACTCGGCCAGGCGGATGAACGTCGGAATCTTCCCGCTGACATCTTCCTGCTCGAGGTAGTCCTCGATGATTTGCTGCAGCTCCGCGTATGTCTCGAGCACCTAGATTCTCCCAGGGGCCGTCCGTAGGCCGCTCCACTCGTTGGAGTTAAGCCGGCGCACGATTCGCGCCTTGTCTTCATCGTTCCATCGGTAGAAGTCGATGTCCTCTTCGATCATCCACTTCTCGAGAACGGCGAACGGGATCTGCGCAACCTGGACCCAGCTTCGCCCGGCCCACAGTGACCCGCTGAAGTTGTCCCTGTTCCGCAGCGCCGCGTTCATCTCGAGCACTTCGGTGCAGTCCTGCGCGACGTGCTCTTCGATCGAGTGGTTCGCGTTGTCGAGCGTATTGATCCGGATCTTGCGCACGACTTCGGAGTCCTGCGCGGAGACATCTTCCCACGGTGTGTACGCGCCAGGCATTAGCCGATCTCCCGGAGACCCTCGAACCAGAGTCCCGCGATGTCGGCCACGGCCACATTGAACTTCATCAACTTGGCAGTGATCGCGATCCCGTATGCAGCATTCGGAACCGCAACATCAGACGTAAACTGAATTAGGACCTCGTTGGGGTCGTAGTAGGTGTGCCAGGTAGTGCCACCGTCCGGAGAGACCAGGGCAGTGATGATGGCGTCGCCGGAGTCTCTGTCCATGTAGAGAACCCCGCTGGTGAACTCCGACACGTCGATCGCAGGCGTGTCAGCGCTAGACGCGACGGCTCCGAGGTCGATGATCTTGTGCCTCTGCTTGATCGGCATTTCTCGCTCCTTGTTAGGCGACCTCGCGGATGCCCTCGATGTAGCCGGCATCAAGGTCCGCTGTGGTCACGAGTCCCTTGAACAGTTTCGGCATGATGGGGATCTGGTATGAGCGCTCAACGCCGGAAATCGTGAACCGACCGCGAACGCCGTTAGGCCTCATCAGTACAAACCAGGTGCTTCCGCCGTCCGGGGAGCACTGCATCTCGAAGACCGCTCCCGTGCCGTCAATGTGAACGACTCCCTTCGTGAACTCGCCCATGTCGACGGCAGCGGTGCTGCCAGGAAAGGACACGGCTCCGAGCTTTCTGATCGAGTGTCTTCGGTTCGGCATAACACCTCCGGGAAAGTGAGAGGACGGCCCCAGTGCCGGGCGGGCCAGAAACCTGACTTCGGCATAACCCGAAGCCGCCCTCTCGCGAGCCGCTTACGCCGCCAGGTCGTAGACCGCGCCGTGCGCCTTTTCGTTGCACATCTCGAGCGTCCACTCGACCAGCATCTCGCGCCGGATCGAGTCACCGACCTTGGCGAGGTCGAACTGCTGCCAGGGCCGGAGATACGCCACCTTCATGTACTCGGGATCGAGGCAGAAGATCGCGTGATCGACGTTCGCGTCTTCCTGCCGGACGTGCCGGCTGGGAAGAACCCGGAGCTCGCCGAAGTTGCTGACGTAGAGGTCAGCGGTGGCGTAGATCGTGCGACCCGAGCGGTCACTGCGCGTGACGCCCGAGGATCCGATCGTCCCGACACCGTCCATGGTGGAGATCTTCGTCTTCTGGACGGGACCGCAGAGCATCACCGACGGCTTGCCGCCGTTGCTCCAGGCCGACTGGATCACGCCGTCGAGGTTCGCCTGTGTCAGCGCGTCCGTGGCGACGATGGTCCGAATCAACGTGACGCCGACGCCCCAGCCACCACCACCCGAGCCAACATCCTCATAGGTGTTGGTCTCGATCCAGGTCTCGAGAGACCCGGACTGACGGGTGAGGCCGGCGAGTGACGGCTGATTCAGGCCGGTGATCGAGAAGTCGACATCGGTCTTGAGCTCGCGCGCTGCCTTCGCAGCGTGATACGCGATCTCGGAGTCGCGGCCGTACTTGTCGACCACTTCGGCGGTGCCACTGACCATGAAGACCTGAGACGAGATCTGCGTGTAGTTGCCACGCATCTCCGTCGGGGTCTTCTTGGCGTCGGCAGCGTCAGCGCCTTCTTCGACGATGTTTGCAGCGGGCGTGTCGAGCGAGTCGATCTGCCACTGGTGATAGATCCCGCTCGCGGACGTCGTGCCTGCGAGTGTGAGGAACGGGGTCTCGGTCGGACTGATGTTGTGGATCAGGTCGGAGATGTCCTCCTTCTCCCCGATCTGGTCGGATGTCCTGAAATAGTCGGTGATTGCCATCTGAAAAACCTCATGTACGGCGTCTCGCAGCGGGCTGCTTCGCGCGCTTCGCGCGATCCCGAGCCATAAAGGCGTCCTGTTGTGCCTGTTTGCTCTCGGGGTTTGCTTTGAGGTTCGCCATAGCGACCTTCAGCTCATCGTTGGCCGTGTCCCCGGCTACGCTCTGCGTTCCGGAACGGATTGAACGAGGCTTCCCAGCCAATCGTTTGCGGGCTGCGGGCAGGGTCTTCCGTGTCGCCTTGTCGTATTCCCGTGCTTTCCACACGAGAGTGACATGGCGATGGTCGTCCAGCGCGTCCCACTCCTCGGGGCGGAGCTCCCCCCCGTCCGAGGCCAAAGCGTAACGGCTGAGCTGGTCGTACTCGCCGTTGAAATTCTTCTTGAATGCGGGGATCGCCTCGGCCAGCGCCTGGCGTTCGATCGGAACTCGAGCGGCCCGCTGCTCATCCCACAAGCGCGCAGCCTCCGTTTCGACATCCTTCTTCGCCTGCACCGCCTGCTGCACGAGTGCCTGCTTGCGGCGCATGTCTTCGATGCGCGCCGCGTACTCGCCGGGGTCGGTCGTGCGCAGGTGGTCCATTTGCTGCTGGGTCGGCCCGAACTGAGCCAGGCTCGCCTGCAGTTGCTCGGCCAGACCGGTCGCCATGGCGATCCGCTGCTCGTAGGCGGTGTGGGCCTCGCCCACCTTGCCTTCGAATAGCTTGCGTTGCTCGGCGAGCTCCATGGTCTTCGCCGTGTAGTCGGTCTCGCGCAGGAACCCGCGGCGCAGCTCGTGGAGAGTGACCTCGGAGCCGTCTGGCATCGCGATCGGGGTCTCCAGGGTGATTGCTGCGTCCTCAGCCTCGCCAGGTAGCTCGAGGCCCTCTGGATCTTCATCGGAGACGGGTGCTTCTGCGTCTTCGTCTTCGATCGGCTCTCTGGGGGGATCCTCGACAGCCGGGGCCTTGTCGGGATCGGGTTCGGGGGTGTCTTCGCCCAGTGCGCGCGCTAGGCGCTCATCGGTGGGCGGATCGGGTGGCAGTACGATCGGGGGCTCTTCCTCGCCCTCGGGGAGGCCCATCGACTTGCGCTTGGCGGCTGTTTTCGCCGCTTCGTTCTTGAAAAACGTCTCAGCGGCCTCATCGAGGCCCTCTACGGAGCTCCGCTGGGTCTGAAATTCAGCCGGCTGCGGCACATTTCACCCGTCCGGGGAGGACTTTGGGCGTGTAACTACCCCATTGTGCGCGTTTTTCACCCGTTGGCAACTTTCTCCTGCTGCTCGTCGTATTCGGCACGGGCCTTGCGGGCAGCCACCAGGTGGTCAGCGAACGAGATCTTGTCGCGCTTCTTCTTGCGCATGTTCTCGTACTCGCGCTCGATCTTCGCGGTTTCCGAGCGGCCCAGCTGGATGACGGCCATCAGATACTGGATGAACTCGTCGACAGCCATCACCCGCAGCCGCGCGTTCCAGGCATCGTCCGGCGTCTTCGCCTGGTTGAATGCCTCCATCGCCCATTCGCGCGTGGCCTCGAGCGCCTGGCGGAGAACAGGATGCCGAGCGATCTCAGCCGCCTGTTCTCCGCGTTCCCTGGGGTTCAGGGTTACCGGTTGGGATTCATTGGGATTCACCGCGAGCTCTTCCTCGTGAGCGCCTTGGTCCGAACGTCCTTGCGCTTCGGGGCGTCCTTCATCACCTGCTTGGCAGCCGCGCGACCCGCCTTGCGGGTGGCCTGCGCCTTGCCGCTGTTGCCGGCCTTCCGCAGGTTCTTCGCGGTCGTGCGCGCGGTCTTCTTGATCGCGCTGGCTTGCTTGCGTGCGGCCTTCCGCTCGGGCGCTTGGGCCACGCGGGTGTCCTTCTTGCCGATCAGGCCACCGGACATGACCTTCGCGCCCTTCTTCGCCGCAGCGAGCTGGGCACCACCCACTGCCTTCGCGACCTTGCCGGGTTTCTTGGCGAGTCTGGCGACCTTCTTCGCGGCCTTCACGGCGCCCTTCGCGGCCTTCGATGCGGTCCTGGTTGCCGTCCTTCCGGCCTTCTTCGCGGTTCTCGTTGCCACCCTGGCTGCCTTCTTCTGCGCTGCGGTGCCGCTTGCCTTCGATGCTGCTCCCATCAGACTACTCCTTCAGGCCCGGCGTCTGCGGGCGTTGGTTGTTCGAGAGGCGGGGGCGGTAGCTCCGCTTCCTGCCTCGGTTCGAATCCCTCTTCTGGTTTCGGTTTCGGCAACGTCCACTGCATATCTGGCGTCGCAGCGTAGCCGTCCTTCCGGAGTTTCTGAATCTCGACCTCGTGCTTGAGCTCGACCTCCTTGATGTTCAGCATCAGCTTGTCACGCTCGAGCTCGACCTTCTGGCGCTCGAGCTCCACCCGCATGAACTCGACTTCGGACGCGGCCTTCACCGCGTCGGCTGTCGGATCCGGCGGAGGCTCCGGCGGCTGGACCGTTGTCGGGTCCGTGAAATACTGCTCCGGCGATCGGAAGCCGAGCGCTTCGACCAGGTCGGAGACGGTGTTGTAGACGTTGGTCGGTGACACCATGTGGCTCAGCCCGGCCTCGTGGAGTTGCTTCTGAACCTCGCCAATGGTCTGCAGGTTCATGCCCTTCTCCATCTTCGAACCGTGGCCGAGGCCCACCGTCACCTGGCAATCTGCTTCGGTCGACCAGGCGGTCGGGTCGACGTGCACGTACTTGCCGCGCACGCGAATCGTCATCCCGCGCGTGTCGTGTTGCATCAGGAGCATGTAGATCTTCTGGAAGAGGTGCTTGACGCCGGTCTCCGCGAAGATCCGCGCGTACATCGTCATCCGCGTCGCCGCCGCCGAGCTCTGCACCATCGTCCCGTAGACGTGCTTCGAGATCGACTCGGGATTGATGCCCATCGCGTCGGGCGAGATCCCCGTGCGCGCCTCCTTCATCTTCGAGTGCATCTCCATCGCAGGAATGATGTCAGCGGCGTTGCTCTTCGACTCGAAGGGTCGGATCGCGTTGGGCGCATACTCCTCGATATAGCCGCCGGCTGCGGAGTCGAGCAGTTGGTCGAGATTCACCAGCGGAGTCGCCGCGTCGCCTTCGCCGCGCGACAACACGATGCTGCGCGGGTCGGTTGCGAGGTAGAGGCAATCCATGAACTGGCGCCACAGGGTGGTGTTGATCTCCTGCAGGTCGCTGCCGACATCGGAGAGCGACAGGCCATAGAAGCGATGAGGGACCGGAATGGGAGTGACTGACACAAACGGGTGACCGTTTGAGGGCTCAGCTGACAGCAGGGCTTGGCCGTAGTCCCCCCCGGTGACGACCTTCCACCACTCGCTGATGCCATCCCCATCCCGGTCCACCAAAATGTAGGACTCGGTGATGTAGACCGATCTCTGAGAGTCTTTGCGGTCGCCGAGCATCAGGGGGTGCGAGTCGTCCTGGCTGGCTCGAACGCTCGCGTCCTGGTCGGTGCCGTAAACAGAGTGCGCGCTGGGAATCCGCTTGACCGTGGCCTCGTCGTAGCCCAGTGCGATCAGGGAGCTCTCGGTTGCGCGCACGCGGTGCGCTGCGAATCGACAGCTCGGGTCCTCGAGGCCTCGGCAGTCGCGATTGATCACGAACTCTTCCGGCGGGATGTTCTCGAGGCAGATCTTGCCGCGCCGCTTGTAGCGCACGCCCTCGATGTCGTATCGCACGCGCATCGGGTCATGGTTTTCGGGGAGCGGGCTGGTCTCGTCCAGGTCCTCGCGCTCGCCCGACTTCTGATTGATGTGCCACGCCTGTACGGCGCGGACTTCGTAGTCTTCGTCGTCGAAGACTGCCTGCAACTCCATCAGGTTCTTGCCCGCGTAATCTTCGAAGGTGACGGCGTCGGAGTCTTCGAACCACACCTTCACGATGCCATTCTTCTGTGTCAGCGCGTCCTTGAACATCGTGTAGAGCACCATCGGCCCATCTTCGCGTGCGAACACATGGTTGACCATCTCGGTCGCTTGCTCAGCGGAGTCGGTGTCTTCGTCGCCCGTCGGCATGAAGCGGACCACTCTCGGGCCCGAGCAGAAGATCTCCATCAGCGACGGGAGCAGCCACTCGACCTGCTCGAACACGTCGCGGGTGACCACCTGGCTGCGGCCTTCGCGCTCGTCGCCTCGAGGGTTGCCGAAATACTTGGCGAGCGAGTAGCGCCGCGCCTCTGAGATCCGCGTCCCGGTCCAGCCCAGGCCGGAGTCGAGCTCGGACTGCACGACCGCCAGCAAGTGACCATCGGAGAGCACCCACGCGCTCCCCGCCTCTTCATCGGATGCCGGCGGCTGGTCTTCGGGGTAGTCCTCGGGCACGTCAACTTCTTCGAAGCCTTCGACCGATGGGAACGCGGTCTCCTCCCCCTGCTCGAGGTCTTCGTAGGGTGCGCGCGTTCCAGGAATTTCGTCTGCCATTGCGGTCTCCTACGTCATCCAGCGTGTGTTCGGCTTGGGCCGTCGCGTGCTCGCGTTGTTGAGCCTTCCGAGTGATAGGTAGCGGAACGCATCCGCACCGTGTGACGCCCAGTCGTGTTCCGGGATGTCCGTGAGGCCGCCCGTCGATCGGTTGCGCTTGCGCCGGTAGGCCTCGAGTGCAGCGATACCGTCGCCCGCGTTTTGCTCGTCGAAGTAGCAGAGAGGGAGCGTGCGCCTAACAGCGTCGATGCCCTCCGATAGTTCTCCGCCCATCCTCACGACGATCTTCTCGAGCACTCGGAAGTTGATCCCGAGCTCGCTGGCCACGATCGTCCGCGCAACACCCGGACCCCAGTCACGAACTTTCATGTCGTGCGGTGCGATGTGTTCGCGGTAGACGTAGCCCTTGTCGTGAATCACCTTTGCGTAGTGCGGCAGGCCCTGGCCGGTCGCCTCGTAGTAGTCGATGATGTGAATGCGGTTGCCGATCTGCTGGTAGAACCAGATTGCGGTTGCATCGCGCATGCCGATGTCCCATGCGGTGCTCACCTGATAGGCGGGGTCGTAGGGAAACGATGCGATGCGTCCTTCTTCGCGCGCCTTCGACATGAGCTCGCCGTAGTAGGCGCCCTCGACGATGGCTGGGAACTCGCCGCGGATCCGCGACTGCCACGCCATCGAGTCAACTCCCCAGATCGCGAGACGCTCAGCTACCCACGCCGGCGTGATGAGCTCGGGGTGCGGCATCTCTTGATCCTTGATCTTCTCCTCCCACTCTCCCGAGATCATGTCGGCCTCGGTGATTCCGAATGTCTGGAAGTTCGGCGTATCCCACGCCGAGATCGGGATCGTGTGCACTGCCGGCGACTCGCAGTCGCGCTGGAAGCTACACCCGGCGATGACGGGGTTCCCGATCAGGAGTTTGCGCGCATGGCCCCCGGCCAGGAGCGAGTCGATCTGATCCATCAGGGCTGCTGAAATTCCAGAGGCTTCATCCACGATGACGAGGATGTGCGGCGCATGGAAACCCTGGAACCGCGACTCGTCCCAGTCGGGGGCGGTGAAGCCCCAGATCCAGTGATCGGCTTCGAACTTCAGCTGCATCGCTGTCGCCTCGCCGCCGAGCGGGATCTTCGAGCTCTTTGCTGCGCGGTGTATCTCTCCCCAGAGTACGCCCTTCACCTGGCGCTCGGTGGGTGCGGTGGTGATGACCTTGGCACCTGGGTGGCAGGCGCCGAACCAGAGTGCGACACGCCCAGCGGTCCACGATTTCCCGCTCGAGTGGCATGACGGGACGGCCGTCACGCGGTGGTCGCGCACTGATTCCATGATGGCGACCTGGGTCTCCCAGGCGTTGTCGCCGATCACTTCGCGCACGAAGAAGCCCGGATCTTTCTGGCAGCGCTCGTAGATCGACGCCGCCTGCACCGAGGTGCATTCCGGGACTTCATTGAACGCGATCATGTCGCCCGCAGTGCTCACCCTGTGCGCGAGCTCGACTTCTTGCGTGTCGTCTTCTTGCTGGCCGGCGGCGGCGGCGGTGTCGGCGGCTTCGGCTTCTCCGCCACCGCCACCTCTGCCACTCCCTCGCAGAGCAACGCGAGCTTCTCCCGAGACGAGATTCTGCGCATCATCACGTCGCGCGTGAGTTCACCTAGTTCGGCATTCGTCATGACGGCTCCCTACCGGCGCCGCGGGTCGCGCTGCTGCGGCCCACTCATCTGCTTGGGCATCTTCCCCAAGTCGGTGTTGAGCGGGGAGCTCTGCAGCGGCGTCGAGCTCTGGTTCTGCGGCATCTTCGAGCGCGGAACGTCCACCCGAGCCACCTCACCCCCGTTGGGGTGCCCCTCACGCCGCTGGCGACCTGCCGCCGGCGTGTCCTGCGTCGTGCCCTTCTTCGGGCTGTCCGAGATGTCGTTGTACTTGCCCTGCATGGTGCACCCCCTTATGGTGAGCTATAATTCATGGTCTGGTATGCCGAAGGAGTAGATATGACTCGACGCATCGAAAGTCCCCAGCACCAGGGCCTCACCAACGCCGAGCTCGTCCGGCTTCGCCGCGAGCGAGCCGAGGAAGAGCGCGAGCGCCGCCGCCTCGAGCCGCACGGCGTTTCTACGTCTCATCCTGAGCCTCCCCACCCATCGCCCACAACAGAAGCGGCAGGGTGATCGAAGGCAGCCACGCTCCGTCAGCTAGTGCCTGGCGGAGCGCGGTCAGGCCCCCCTCCGAGTAGATCCGCCGCATGTTCCTGAGGTCCTTCCGGTCGAGCGTGCCGTCCTCGATCGCGCGGTCGGATGCCTCGTCCATGTGCTGCTTGACTCGAGCTCGAGATTCGGGGCTCTCGTCGAGTAGCTCGAGCACCTTGGGCGCCTCGGGTCCGTCGAGCTCCTTGAACATCGCCCGCAACTGATCACCCGAGCCCTCTTCGCTCCAGTCGTAGGCGGTCCTGACCGAGTCCGTGCGAGACGGGTACAAACCGCCCGGCTTCACAGGCACACCGGCCTCGGTCAGCGCACCGTGAACCTGCGGCAGGTCGCGTGTCAGCCCGCCTCGGGGTCCATCGGTGCGGGTGACCACCGTCGAGGTTCCGCGATTCGACACAAAGGAGGCGTCTCCGGTGAAGCCGAACTCCTCGCCGATTCGAATCACTTCGTTTAGTTGCTCGGGCGACAGCGTCTCGCCGTGCTCGATCGTGAACCCGGTCGCCTGGCCGACGGTTGCACCTGCACCGCCGCGCTCGGTTCCCACCGGGATGTCCTTGTAGGCCTGCGTCGAGTAGGCGAGGCCCTCGTCGGAGCCCGACATCAATCCGCGGAATGCTTCGACCTTCCCCATCGCAGCCAGGTCCGTCTCGCCGACCTGCTTGCCGCTCTTCGAGGGTGAACCCGTCTTGCTGAACTTGCCCGTCGGGACGCCGGTCACGGTCACCTGCGGACGGGCGACTCGAGATGCGCCGGCGCCGGCTTCGATCGTCGGGTCCTGGTAGAAGTCGATCGCGTCGTAGAGGATGTCGCGCCCCTCGTCGTCCGCCCAGCTTGTCTTCGAGGAGTGCTCCGCGTAGCCGCGGTGCCAGTCGGCGAAGGACGAGTAGTCCGCCATCGCCTCGTCGAAGGCCTCGTCGAACCCAATGTTGCGCTGCCGCATCAGGCCTTCGGCCTTGACCACCGTCCAGATCGTCTCCTGGATGTCTTCGACCGCCCAGTCGGCGCGCCCGCTGTGCGAGGCTTGCTGCGCTCGCTCCATCGCCAGGAGCATCTCCGCGTCGATGAACCGGTGCTGCGTCGGGGTCGCGTTCTTCGCCGACTTCATGGGATAGCCGAGCCCCTCCATCATCTGCCGGTCTGTGACCGGATGTGTCATACCCCTGGACCAGGGCTGCAGCGTCTGAGCGAACGGGCCCGTCTTCAGCGACAGCGGCCCGACCGGATCGTTCTGCATCTGCTCCCACTGCCGGCCGGTGTGAAGGATCCCGTCGGGAGGCGTGCCACCGACTGCTCGAGCGTTGTGCCCTTCGATCGCCCAGGCGTAGTTGGCTTGCGGCGGTGCATCGGCGCTCATAAGCGAGATCTCGCGTGCGAACCTCGACTGCGCATCGCGGCCCTTCGCCAGTGCACCAATCGTCTCGCGGCTCTCGGGATACCAGGCCGGCTGCTTGCCTCGAGCTCGCAGCGCCTCGAGTCCGCGCTTGAAGTAGTCGTCGGCGTTGTCGCGGAATGCCTGCAGGCCTTCGCGCCCGACCATCTCCGTCGGTGCGCCGACGAACTTCGTCTTCGCTTTGTCTGCGTATTTCAAGTGGTTCCCGCTGCGCGCCCACGCCAGCGCTTCTTCGACGGAGTCGGTCTCGCGAGCCGGAAGGCTGTCGCTCATGTTAGTCGGTGCGGGATGCAGCGCAGAGGGCTCGAACGGTTGCGCCAGGTCGTGCGCGCGTCCGTCGAGTGACTGCTCGAGACCCAGCCGCTGCTGCCGCTGCATCTCGGCCTCGGTCATCTCCGACCCGGTGCCTACTGACTCTTGCCGGCCGTATCTCGAGCGGTTGCGGCTTGCGAGGTGGACGAGCTCGCCGGCGTCGCCGATGTCGTAGCCGGCCGCTTCCAGAAGAGACTCAGCCAGGCCGTCGCCACCGTCGCCGGGGCGTGTCAGGCTTGCGACCGCATCGGCCAGGTGATCTTCGTCAGCGCTGCTCAGTCGGATACTGCCCTCGCGGGTGCTTTGCCTGACTTCGTCGACCAGGCGCGCGATGTCGTCGAACTCGCCTTCGAGCAGTCCCCATGTCTGCGGGGGAGCAACGCCGTCACGCTCGATCCCAAGCTGGTCGCGCGGGTACGGGTTGGCACTCTGACCTCGGCTCCACACGACGACGCCGTTGTCGTTCACGTGATAGCCAGCAATCGAGATCAGGTTCTCCGCAGACTCGGTTGCGCCGCCCTCGATCAGGTCGTTGTAGTTCCTGCGCAGGGTATTGAGCTCGCGCTGGGGCAGCTGCGCCAGGCCGCGAGAGGTGCGCACCTCGAGTGCGTCCAGGAGCTCGATGAACTCATCGGTGCTGCCTTCGACATTTGCCCACGGAAGCTGCGAGCCCAGTGACGGGCTGCTCAGGTGGTGAGAACCGTCGGGCAATTCGTCGAGACGATGGAGCGACTGCTGGTCGTCGGAGATCCGATACCCGTGCCGCTCGGCCATTGAGACCGCGTCTTCGACCTCGCCCAGCTCGAGCAGGTCGGAGATCTGGTCGGCCACGGTCTGGTCAATCTCGCCTGCGGCCTGGCCGGGCTCTTCCGGAGTGGCCAGCCGCGACAGTCGCGCGTCGACCGTGGCGTCATCGAGCCCCATGTGCGTCCCGATCCCTCGAGCGGCGGCGATGTCGCCCTGGTCGGCGACGGCTTCGAACAGGTCCTGCAGGTCGGAAGCCTCGAGGTTGGCGAGAGGTCCGCCGGCGGCGCGCTCGGCTGCCTCGGTGCGCAGCAGCGCCCGGCGCTCGAGGATGCCCATGTCGTCCCAGCTCGGGATGTGCGCGCCGGTGTCCTCATCGGCCATCGCCCGGTCGCGCGCCATCGAGTCGGGCTCTGCGCCCTGGGCCGGCTCTCCCATTTCGTGGAGGTAGCCGTCGTCGTCTGCGTAAAAGCCGCGGTCCCTCAGGTAGCGGTCGGCCGCGAGAGGCTCCCCTGTTTCGCGCAGCCGGTCGTACTCTGCGACGATCTCCGACCGCTCTCTGGTAGCAGCCTCTCGAGCGGTCTGGAAGTTTGACTCGAGGGCTCTTCCTGTGCGGCTTGCCGTTGCACGCAGCAGGCTTGATTCGCGCGCCGTTCGCTGCATCGCGGGTGATACCGCGCCCTGCTCGTCGAGCCAGCTTTGCGTGTCGGGGTGGCGGTTGGCCGGCGCCTCGCCTTGCGGCGGATCGACCTCGTCCATCAGCCGCTGCGCTTCTCGAGCGTGCGCTTCGGGATCGGTCACGCCCAGGTCGTCGAGGTCCTCGGGGCGGAGACCTTGTCGAGGGATCAGCGCCGGCCGGTCGCCCTGGATCACGAGCTCGTAGCCGAGCTCCGTCGCCCGGTCGATGGCGCGCTGCAGCTCGTTGGCTTCGATCAGCGCGTGCACTTCTCGAGCAGCGGCCTGCGCACGCTCGCTGAACCTGCCGGTCCCGGCGATCGCATCGTTTCCCGAGGCTCTCTCGTCCCGTTGCCGCATGCGCTGCAGCTCAGCGAGATTTTCCGCCGACTCATCGGGGATGCCTCGAGCCATAACGCGGCCTTGCGTGCTGATGTCGAAGTCGTACTGCTGCGCCAGCGCGTAGGCGTCGTCGAAGTCGCCGTTCTCCAGGTGCTCGGTGACGCGGGTCTCGACGGCATCGAGGTCGGTGCTCCGCTGCGCATCGTAGAGGCTGTCGTCGATGCCGCGATTCTCCTGCAGGTATGCGCGGTGCGACTGCATCCAGTTGTCGGACCAGGTCGGCCCTTCGCTCGCTCCCCGCAGATCGGGGCCGAGCAGCCGGTTGGTCATCGAGCTGGTGCGCCACTCGGTGTTCGCGCGCCAGGCGTCCTCGGTGAACTGGTCGCGGATGCTGTCGTCGACTCGGTCGGCGAAGTCGTCGGCGGCTTGCTGCAGAGTCGCCGCCCCTCGGTTGTTCCCGCTCTGCAGGAACTCTTCGGCCACGTCGCGCGCTTCGAATGCCACGTTGCTTCCGTGCTCGAGCTCGTCCATCTGGTTCAGGATGTCGAGCGCGAACTCGGCGTCTTCGTCCTCGGCGGCTCGGCGCAGATCGCGGATGTTGTCCTGCCACTCGCGGATGACGAGCTCCTCTTCCGGGTCCATCGGTCGAGCGGCGCGCGCTGCTCGAGGTGCGGCCCGCGTCCCGATCCCGTGCGAGTCGCGCTCGTAGTTGAACCGGGCCCGAGACTCTGCGTTGGCATCCAGCGCAGCGTTGTGCTCCGGGTTCGTTGAGATCGTCCAGTCGGTGTCGTCGCCGAGCTCTTCACCGGCCAGCCGCTCCTGCTCGCGAGCTCGATACGCGGCTCGCTCTGCTTCGGTGGCCGCGTCGGTTTCGCGCTCGGCTAGGGCGCCACGGCCCTGCGGTGCGACGTTCGGATCCTCCATCCGCATGCCACCGCCGCGCGGAGATAGCCCCTCGCCTCGGCCGATCACCATGGCATCGGCAGCCGGGTCGATGGCGCCGCCCATCAAGCGCGCAGATCGAGAACCCACGCCGCCCAAGCGCATCGGGCCCAGCGGCCACATCAGGTCCGCTACAAGCTGGCCTTCTCGAGGCACGCCGGCCTTGTCGAGCTGAGCGGTCATCGCCTCGAGCTGGCCCTCGGCCCACTGCCCCTGCGGTGTGTCCATCTGCTCGGCGTAGTGGCCGACGAAGTTCGAGAGGTCGCTTGCCGGCTCTCCGACCTTGCGCAGTTGCGAGTCCACGAGCGTGTCGAAGCCAGCGTTGACAGCGCCACTGATTGCAAGCCAGCCAGGCGGACCCATCACGGTCGCACCCTGCCGAGCAAATGCGAGACCCTTCGCGCCGGCGCGCTTCACGCTGTCGACGTCCTGCTCGAGCCGTCCCATGTTCGCGCGGTTCGGATCGTAGTCGTCCTGGTAGTAGTTCCACTCGCGCTCTCGCAGCTTCGGGCCGTAAGGGTCCTGCGGTCCGCCGGCTCGAGTGTCGACGCCACGCATGATGCGCTCGGTCTCGCCCATCCGCGATTCAGCGGCGCCGAGCACCAGGTCCTGCGCCTGAGCCATCCCCGTCGCGAAGTCTTCGGCACCTTCCCACGCTGCGCCGGGCAGTCGAGCGAGTCCCTTCGGCACGGGCTGCAGCGGGCCTACCCGCCGCGGCTTCTCGCGCATGCCGCCTAGCCCGCTCTTCGACTGGTATCCCATCGCCATCAGAACAACCTCGATCCGCCGCCGCCACCACCGCCGCCGAACATTCCGTAGAAGCCCTCCGATCCCGGCGATCCGATGGGCGCCACCGCATTCGCCTGGCCCATCTGCGGGAACGCTGGGCCGGGGCTTTCGCCGCTGCTCTTCTCGCCAGCGCCGTTGAACATGCCCTCGAGCATCTTCGAGTAGTCGTCGAATCCGAGCTCGCCCACGCTCTGGGTCAGCCGCTCGTAGAAGTTCGGCGGCTGCGCTGCGTCAGCCAGACCCGCACCGCCTTCGGGGCTGATGCCTGCGCTTCCCGATACGTGTGCCGGCACGCCGGGAGACGGCATCGGCGCCGCGGGCTCGACGAAGGCCAAGCTCGAGCTCGGCATCTGCGGGGCCTGGAAGGGTGCCGCCGTCGAGGTCGGCACGGCCGCAGTCGTTGCGGGTGCGCTCATCGTTGCCGGGCCACCGAATGCTGCCGGGGCTGCGCTTGTGATCGAGGCCATCGGGGTCATCGTCGGGGCAGCCATGCCGCCCGCGCCGAGCACTGCAGTCGGAGTCATCGAAGCCGGAGCGGTGCCTGCGATCGTCGGGGCCGAGGTTGCCAGCCCAGCCGGCGCTGCGCTCGCGCCCATCGCAGTCGGTGCCGCCATCGCCGGGCCCGCGCCGCCCGCGCCGTAAGCCGGGGCTCCAGCCATGAAGCCGCCAGCGCCGCCGCCCATTGCACCGGCACTCAGGCCGCCAGCCCCTGCAGCTGGGGCGAGAGCTCCGCCGAAGCCACCGGCCGCAGTCATCGGGCCCTGCAGCATGCCAAGCGTCGCGCCCAGCGAGCCAGCCGCACCGCCCGTAGCTCCGCCCAGCGTGCCGATCCCAGCACCAGCGCCGCCCGCCGCGCCACCGAACATGCCGCCGATGGCCGAGCCTACGCTACCGAGTGCACCGCCGATGGCTCCTGCCGCCGCGCCCGCTGCACTTCCGACTGCTCCTGCTGCCGCTCCGATTGCCGCCGGTATCGCTGCTAGAAACGGCATTAGATTCCCTCCAAGCTGAACAGCGGATGACGAGGTCCGATCACCTCGTCAGCCGCCTGGTCGATGGCATTCTCCACCGCGAGCGCGTTGATGCCGCCCACGTCTTGTGCGAAGGGATGCGCTGCGTGACCCATCCCGGTGTGACTGTTCGTCGTCAAGAAGTTCATCAGCCGCTGGAAGTTGACCGGGTCCATCTTCAGCCCGCCCACCAGGTCCCGCGGCTGGTTCCACGTCTGCTCCTCGACGAGCCACGACAACCCGGTCGCCGACTTCTGCACTGAGCCAATCGCCATGCCGGCGTGGATTCGCGACCGCCCGGTGTGGCCGAGGCCTTGGAACTGGGGCAGCCGCATTCGCAGACTCACGGAAAGACCCACCTCCCGTCGGTGAACACTCGATGGCAAGCGGCGTGCTTCGACACCCGCATGCGTTGGCTACCGCCGCCGGTGTACTGACCTCGACGACGACCTGGTCGATGGAACTCCTGTCGCTGGTTTCCGCCGAAGCGGCCGAGGTGTGCGAGTAGCTTGGCCCACGGTCCTGCCTGCTTCTTCGGGCTTGCAGGTTTTCCGCTCATTCGGCGAGTCCTCCCTGCCCCGGCTCGCGTTCGGTCTCGAGCTCGGGCTCCGCTTCGGCTCCCTCTTCAACCGGCGGGGCCACGGGCGGTGCAGGTTCTCGAGATGCAGGCGGCTCGCCCATCGCCTGCCGGAATGCGTCTTCGCCCTGGTCGCCCTTGTCGGCGATCGCGCCGCGGTTCACGTCGTACAGTTTCGCCAGCTCGCGGTTACTCGGCATCGGGCCACCCCCCGTGATCTTTCGCCCGCCGGCCGCGGTCCTTCTTCGGCTTGCGGATGAGATACTTCTCGTCGGTCATGTACCGGTCGAGGCTCTCTTGCCCTCGAGCGGGCGGCGCGTCTCGAGTCGTGGCCACGCCGGCGACGCGGTCGATCTTGGCCTGGCGCTTGCGCTGGCTACGTGTCGCCATCAGCGATGGACCCCG